CCAAAACTTCGGCACCCGCGTTGCCGGTATCCACGCGGATCGTCCAGGGTCAGAGGACGTAAAAGGAGACGACATGGCAGAAGAACAGCAGAGCACGGAAACCACAGAGAGCGCAGCCCAGGACCAGGCTTCCAGCCAGGGTGATAAGGTTTTCACCCCGCAGGACATGGAAGGCAATGACAAGATTGGTGAAGAAGGACCGGCAGAGGTCAATTTGCCCCCATTGTTTGATGAAGAGGAAACCGTTTCGGCGGAAGACCTTCAGGGGAAAAGTGACGACCAGGGCGATGAAGCCTCCAAGGAAGATGGCGAAAAAGCGTCAGATCCGAAAAAGAAAGCGGCTCCGGATCAGTCGAAAGACGATGAAAAAGCCGATTCCAAGGAAGATAAGGAGCCCGAAGGCGATAAGAAAGACGCCTCGGACGCCAAACCGCCGGCCGGAATGGTCCCAATAGGTGCGCTACACGAAGAAAGGGCCAAGCGGCAAACCCTTTCATCGGAAATCCATACCCTCAAGGCACAAATGGCCGCCATGAAAGCAGGGCTTCCCGAAGGGGCCGACACGGATACGGGGGTTCCGAAAGACTTCAAAGTCCTAACGGATGATGAGTTCTCGGAACTGGCCGACGACGATCCCGGCGCCGCTGTGGTTTACCAACGGCATTTACAGAAGCATGTGGAGGCCAAAACCGCCAAGACCCTGCAAGAGCAGTCAGAGCAAAACACCATTGATCGAAGCCTTGAGGCCATGGGCAAAGCCGTGCCCGGGCTGTTCGACAAAGACAGCGATGTCAACCAGCAGTTGACAGCTTTCGCGGTTTCGGCGGGCTTGGACGATGAGCGGGTAATCGGCATCGTCACAGATCCTAAGACGCGGATTGTTGACGAAAACGGAAACGCGCAACTCCTGGGAGAAGGGGCCGTCAAGGTTCTCTCCCTCTTGAGCAACCTCTACCAGCAATCTCAAGGGCAGGACACGGACACGCTCCGTAAAGAGATTGAAAAAGAGGTGAGCGCAAAATTGATGAAAAAATTCAAGACCCCTGGGTCCACTGACGGTCATGCCAGCATTGCCGATATTCCCGGTTCAGCAGGGGAAGAACTCGGCAGAGAAATTACAGAGGACAATTACCATAAGTTCTCGCAGGATGATCAAAGGCGATGGCTCGGGGGATAAATAGAAAGGAGCCTAGACAATGGCTGCAACAGAATTCGGATTGAATCATGAGCTCGCTGTCAAACGGTGGAGTACCAGCCTGGCCGTAGAGGCAGAGGTTAATCAGTATTTCAGGAAGTTTATGGGAACCGGCGATGATGCCATGATCAAGGTCAAGAAAGACTTGAACAAGGCGGCCGGGGATAAAATCACCGTGGGTCTCAGAATGAAACTGGCTGGGGACGGTGTTGAAGGTGACAACGTCATCGAAGGAACCAGCGCAGAGGAGGCCTTAAGCTTCTTCGCGGATTCCCTTTACATCGACCAGAGACGTAAGGGGACCAAGAGCAAGGGCAAAATGAGTGAGCAGAGGGTTCCGTACAACCTTCGCGCTGAAGGCCGTAACGCCCTGTCTGTGTGGTTTGGAGAGGACTATGACCAACAGATCATGATGGCACTGGCAGGAGCAAGGGGCGTTGACACGACCTTTCACGTTCCCACCAGCTTTACCGGCAGGGCTAATAACACCCTGACCGCGCCGGATTCGGATCACCTGATCTACGGTGGAGACGCTACTGGCTCCGCGGATCTGGAAGCTGCCGACACCATGGAGATTGCCCTGGTTGAGCGGCTTGTTGCCAAGTGCGAAACCCTGGACCCCATGATTATGCCGTTCATGATCAACGGGGAAAAGAAATATGTGCTCTTGATGCACACCTACCAGGCCTATTCAATCCGTACCGCAGCGTCAACCAACGATTGGATTGACATTCGGAAGAACACGGACGGTCAAAAATCCCTGCTCTACCAGAATTCTCTCGGAGAATATGCCGGAGTGATTCTTCATAAACACCGCAACGTAATCCGGTTTAGCGATTACGGGTCCGGGGGCAACCTTGAGGCGGCAAGAGCCCTCTTCCTGGGCGCTCAGGCTGCAATGATCGCATGGGGCAGAGGCGGCACCCACGGCCGGTATTCCTGGAATGAGGATAAGGATGACCGTGGAAACGCTCTGGCGATTACAGCCGGGTCTATCTACGGCGCCAAACGATCCATTTTCAACAGCAAAACTTACGGGTCTATCGCGGTTGATACCTACGCGGCCGATCCTAACTAACCCATCACTTAGGCTTGGGGATTGACCTTCCCATAAGGTCAATCCCCAAGCCTCATCACGAAAGGAGTCTAAAAATGGCTGCTGAAACCGTACAAAGCAACGCGGTAAAGGGCGAGATCATGCCGGACCATACCGTACCGGCAACCATCGTGCTTTCTCGCACGGGTTTATATACCGCCGCTGCTGCGCTGGCCGCAAATTCTGTTATTCAACTTGTGCCCATTCCCGTTGGAGCGCAAATCCTGGACATTATTGTCCAATGCACCGCCCTTGGCTCGGGCAGAACGCTTGACATCGGAGATGGCGGGGATATTGACCGCTTTTTCGATGGGCTCCCTGCCGAATACGCATTGTTGTCGCGGTTCGGTTGTGAGATGGGCGGAGCAGCGGCCAACACGGCCGGGAATGTGACCCACGGCGCTTCGGCTTTGGGTTATGAGTACACCGTAAATGACACCATCGATGTCAAGGTTTTGGGCGATACGTTTCCCGAGGATGCCGTTATCAAGGCGACCGTTATTTACAAGATGCAGGGCGGAGTCGCGGACGAAACATAAACGTCAAACGCTCTGAAAGGAGGGCCTAAGATATGGCCAGATCAACTGTACAAAGTGGAGCCGTTATAGCAGGGATTATGCCGGACAGTAAAGTTCCGGCAGGCACCATCCTTGCCAGAACCGGCAAATATACCGCAACCGCCGAGCTTGATGTCAACTCGACCATCCAAATGGTTCCCATGCCCAAGGGTGCGCAGATCCAGGACATTATCATGCAGATTACCGCCCTGGGTGCTGGAAGGTCGTTGTCTGTGGGCCTTGGCGGCGGAGCCCTGGGAACAACCCTGGTTACCAACGGCTTGTTTGCCGCGGGGATTGCCGATTGGGATGACGAAAGCACCGGAGATGGGTCGGTTGCATGGGACACGGACCACATGGAACTTGACGCCAATACCGGCACAGCATTGGCAGGGCAGACCATCACCGTGGAAGATGGAGCGCTTTACGAGCTTCTCTACACGGTTGCTGAAGCATGTACCAGCCTCGCGGTTACGGGCGGTAACGCGGCTTATGCCGGAACTCAGCATTTTACCGAAACCGATTTGGCCGTAGGTGCCAAGCGTATCACGTTCCGCGCCGATGGCACGGACCTGTATCTCCTGTTTGCCAACGCAACCAATGAAGTGGTTTCCCTGGATGACATTTCCCTGAAAAAGCTCCCCTCCAACATTGGGGTGTTTGCTGATCAGATGAGTGGCATTGCGGCTGCAATATCCAGGTTTGGCGCACAGATGGGCGGCGCTACAGCAAATACAGCCGGGAATCTGGCCCTTGGATCTTCCGTTCTTGGGTATGAGCTTACAGCCGATGACACCATTGACATTACCAATGTGGCTGGGGCGATCCCTGCGGCAGCGGTTTTTACGATGGTGGTCCTTTACAAGGTTGAAGGGGCAATCCCTGACGAGACTTAACTCCAGGTTGAATAGCCGAAGCGGGGAATAACCTTCCCCGCTTTTGAAAGGATTTAATAATGGGAACTTTGAAGAAGTTGAAATACCTGGGCCGGAAATCCCTTCCGATCAGGCTTGAAATGCCCTGGCTGTCTGAACCGGTAACCATTGATGGTGAAGGTTTGTGTGTGTGTCCGGACATGGACGCACAAGCCCTGTTGGCAACCAACCCAAATATGTTTTTCGACATGGGGGAAGTCCAACCGGAGCCGGAGGCCACTCCCGGCATCAAAGAGGGAGGCCATGAAGGACCTCCTCTTGATGATGATGTCCCCACGAGCGAAGTGCCCACTGAGATGGAGCCGGAGGCCACTCCCGAGGAACCAAAACCGAAAACCACGCGGAAAAAGAGCACCAAAAAGGAGTAACGCGACATGGCAACCATTACCGGCACAAACATTGTAGACCGAGCCGCCATTGTCCTTCAGGACACAACGGGGGTCAGATGGCCGCAAGATACCGAGTTGCTACTATGGCTGAACGATGGGCAACGGGAAATTGTACTCAGGAAACCTGACGCCTACGCACAGAACGAAACTGTGGCGCTTGTGGCCGGGACAAAGCAGACCATCCCCGCAACCGGAATACAGCTTCTTGACGTGATCCGGAACATGGGAACGGGTGGCTCGACACCTGGTAGGGCTATCACGCGCATTGACCGTGAGATACTGGACGAACAGCGGCCGGATTGGCATTCATCAACAGCCAATGCCGAAAGCAAGCATTATATGTTCGACACCAGGGACCCGAAGCACTTTTATGTGTTTCCGCCGCAACACGCAACCCCGGGAAAGGTGGAAATGGTCTATGCCGCATCTCCAACGGACCTTTCCGCGCTTTCGTCAACTATTACCCTGGATGATATCTATTCAGGCGTCCTTTTGGATTACATCCTTTACCGGGCTTACTCTAAAGACGCGGATCTTACGCCTTCAGCGCCACAACGGGCGGTTTCACATTACAACGCTTTCATGGCCAGCTTGGGGGCTAAGAGCCAGATGGAATTGATCACCAACCCGAACGCCTACGACTTTAAAGAGGCTCAGGAAGCCAAGGCCGTGGGGCGGGGGCAGTAGGCCATGAGCTACACTCTGGAAAACTTCTACAGATACATCGCTCCTGATGTCAACGAATGTCCCATGCCGGTTGTGGAAGACGCCGTAAGGGATGCCATTATCACGTTCTGTCAACGCTCTTCTTACTGGCGATTGTGGCTTGAGGATCAGATTTCGGTTTCTCAGGATGATGAATCGGTGGAGTTGGAATTGCCAAAGAACACGCGGCTTGTGGATGTCTTGGGGATACAGAAGGTGAACAGTGACGGGGATTACGGGGATTATCTCGATAAAGGCTCCTACGTCTATGCCGGATTTGAATCGACGCCTCAGATTCTTTTCAATGTCCCGGCAGATGAGGATTTTGATGCCAGAGTGAGGGTTGCGCTCAGACCGGATATTGACACCGACACGGTTCAAGATTGGGTTTACGAGGATTTCAGGGATGTGATTTGTCATGGGGCCAAGTACCGCCTTCTGAGTATGCGCTCTAAGGCCTGGTATGCCCAAGCTGAAAGTGAGTTTTACCGGCGGCATTTTAAGGATGCTATCAACCGGGCCGCTGCCCTGGTGGCACTTGAGAGCGTCAACACCCTGGCGCCGAAGCAAGCGGGGTACATCTGATGGGTTTCGATATTACCAAAGTCAAAATGTATATCCCACAGGGCGCGACTTACGGGCACGGCTTCCTCTATCGCAGCGAGGATGATGATTCCATTATTTCCCTGAACAACTATACGGCGCGTTTGCAGATCCGGGAGAAGGTCGAAAGCACATCCACGCTATATGAGGCGACAACGGATGCAGATGACGGCCTGACCATCACCGGGGGGCAGGGGTTGGTTTACCTGGAGATCCCCGCTGCCATAACTACTGCATGGACATGGACGAAAGGCGTTTATGATCTGGAAATCATATCGCAATCGGGGAAGGTTTCCCGTATCGCCCAAGGGTCCGTAAAGGTTTCCCCAGAAGTAACACGATAAAGGAGATCACAAAATGGGTGCTTTTTCCGATTACCTTGAAAATGAAATGTTAGACCATGTTTTAAACAACGGGCGGGCTTTGACGTTCACCCCACCTGCAACCCTTTACATTGCCCTTTTTACTTCAAGTGGCGGGCTTGAGAACAACACGGAAGGGAGCCAAACGGAAGTGTCTGGTGGGGCTTATGCGAGACAATCTTTGAATGGTTCCAGCAACTATTTCACGGTTGCCGCATCCGGCGCTACATCGAATTTCGCAGACATTGACTTTCCGGTAGCCACGGCCGATTGGGGAACCATTACCCACATGGCGATTATGGACGCCCTGACTTCCGGCAATGTCCTTATCTGGGGCCTGCTCAAGAATGCAGCCGGTGCAATTACGACCAAGCTCATTGAAGAAGGTGATCAATTCAAGTTTACGGCAGGGAACCTTGACATCAGCTTAGATTAAGAAGCGGGAGAAATAGATGTCAATCGGCAACGCCATAAATAGCCTGCCTATCGCCTATGCTCCCTTAAATGGGACCGGGCGAAAGGTTGCTTATGCCCTGTCGTACCAAACCGTTGAATCAACGATTGGGGCCTTGCCGTCCGTGATTTCCCATGCAGTTCTTGAAATGGGCGGTTCGGTTGAGGGCTCATTCAAGCCTTTACGGGTGACTGATTGTCGGATAGACGCATCGGCCGGGGCCGTTGTCTCTTCTGCCATCTCACCCATTATTGGCGGGTTCGCTGTGGCGGAAGCGAGCGGGGAAGTCTCTCCGGTATTCACGGCTATCAAAATAAGTGCCTTTTCTGTAGTGATTTTAAGCGGGGAAGTCTCGCCGGTTCCGTTACGGGTTGTCATGCCTCATTGCGATTTCAGAAGCCTCTACACGCCCCCGGGCGAATCCATTTCAGGGAACGCCATAAACTCTTTTGCCCTGGGTGCATCGGCCATCAACACGAGCGTTGGGGGTGTTTGGCGCACGTTCGTTTCTATTTGCAACCCGCAAGGCAATGCCCTGTTCGCTCCTAATGCTGAACCAGCCGCGCAAAGCCTATCAACTCCACAAGGCAACGTATTTTTTGCTCCTGGCACATCGTCTGGCGCTTTCGCGTCATCGGCTCCAGTTGTGAATGTCGTTTTTGTACCCTTTACAGACATTGAAATTGACGGGGGCGTGAACCCCTTCTCAATGGCCTATCGGGCGGCAGGGGGCAGTCTTGCCCAGGACATTTCAGAATCATCCGGGTTCGGGGTTGTGATCCATGGCGGGAAAGCCTCCCCTGCAATCCTTTTGAGCGCGGACCCTCAGTGTTCCATCTTAGCCGAGCTTTATACTGCCCAAGGCGCTGAAGGGGGCGTTTCTCCGACCGGGCAGCATATTGTCGCAGGGTTCGCGGCCAATGAAGCGGCCTCGGACACCTTTGTGCAAGCGTTACGCGCAAAGGTGTCTTTTGCAGACGTTCAAGCTGTGGCTGATATTTCCGGGGTTCCGTGGGACCCTGTAATCATCGTTATTTCCACTCTGTACGCCCAAAATTGGGATGCCACAGCGGGAATCAACATCGTTCAAAACATTGTAGATCAGGTAGTATCTCCCGGGTCAATCGTTTACAGGGTTGCCCCTGAATCCATCGTTTACGGTCAAATATCGTAAGGAGCAGTCATGGACATCCTTTTTACCAATAATGCAAAAACCCTTCTTGACGGGCAGGCCCTAAGCACGGCTCTGACATTAGATGTGGATGATGGGTCGGACTTCCCAAGCCCAACAGGCGGCCAGTTCTTTTACGCAACACTGCAAAACCCTGCTGACAATGCGGACTTTGAGATCATCAAGGTCACGGCAGTTGCCGCAAACACATTCACCATCGTAAGAGCCCAGGAAAGTACAATCGCGCAGACATGGGCAGACGGGACCCTTTGTGAATTAAGGCTTACGGCGGGTGCCATTGATGCGCTCAAAGCCCATGGGGATGATCACCTCTCGGGTGGGTCTGCGGAAATTGACGGAGACAAACTGGATATCGATTGGAACCCGTCTTACTCCACACCTGCCGCGACCCCGAGCGAAGCGGACAGTGCGGACAATCTCGCGGCGCACCTGTATGGGATTGACCAGGCTATCAAGCCAGCTTCCCAGGACGCACGGGGGACCATTGAGATCTCTACCCATGTCGAGGCCCAGATCGGGTCTGAGACAGGCATGGCCGTTACCCCAAGTGGCCTTACGGCGGTCATGAAACAACAGTCCTGGATGCAGGAGGACGGGTATTACATCGGAACGGACAAGATCCGGGCGCGAGATGGTGACGGGCTTGATCTTGAAGACGATGGTGGGAACGGGATGCATATTGCGGACGGTGGAGCTGTTTTGGTTGATGCTCTGACCGTTTCAAAGCTGGTGGCGTCCGATGGTTCAAAAAACCTTGTCAGTATCGAACCAACCGTATTTGAGACAGGTGGAGATCAGGAGATCGACGGAGACAAACTCGATATCGAT